GTCTCTTCGGGGATCACGGCCCGCTCTATCCTTGGGTATCCGGTGTGACATACAAGAGTCACTTCCAGGAGAATATAGAGTAGAAAGATACTACCCCCATGCCATCATAAATTATGATAGACACATTACAACACAAGCCCACTCCAGTAGGAGTGGAAACTGATTTACCTGCGTTGAAAGAGGTTAGTATCATTTTGTTGGAGTTACTGGAGATGCCAGAGCATCGGCACAAGTTGGTCCGTCCCTGTGATGTAGTACGCTTTATCAACCGAGTGAGCTCGTGAATCAAGCATCATGGCTGACGTTATGCGGTTAACACCCTTAAGGTTGGTCGACTTGCTCTGCTTCATCGATTGGCTGGTACTCCAGCTAAGCGCCTTCGAAAGATGAGAGTAAAGAGGATGGGTTCCTTTCACTTAGTGAGAGGTCTTCCGTCTTATCTACCACCTTTACTCCGAAGAGGCGTAGCTACCGGACAGCTCTTTCCCATCCGGATCGCACTTACACTTATGTTCGTCTTGAGATCAATTCCAACGGGTGTTGATTGATACCCACTTTCGAGTATTACCTCGAAAACTAAGGGTAAAGCACCAGAAGGTTTGAACGATTTTATCGTTAGGTCAGTGGACAAATTTGGTTGATCACTTTCGATCAAACCAGAAGAGATCACTTACCGTCAGACTGGTTCTTCAGGGCCTCAAGGTCCCGCAATGCTCAGTGTCTGAGGAGACCTTGTCAGTCTCCATCGTCCTGAGAATGTTAAGACCTATAAAGCCCTCTTAATCATGGGATTGAATCGTGATAAATTATGACCTTCTCAGATGGCCCTCAGGGTTTCCCCTGAGGGGGCCAAAGCTTATGCAGAGGCCTCTTCTGAAAAGTCAAAACCATTACGCAGATTGACTTACATACCAGACAAGGAATGTAAGATGCGTGGTATAGCCATAGCTGATTATTATTCACAATTGGTTTTAAAGCCGATTCATGAACAACAGGCTAGGATACTTGGTACACTTAGTACTGATTATACCTTTAATCAAGACGGATATAAACAGGTGGTAAAGGCCTTCTTTGATAAGTATCCAAACTCATCAAAGCGACCTCGCATCTATTCCGTTGATCTGAAGAGTGCGACCGACAGGATGCCTCTCGAACCGCAGCATCTTTTAATGACTTGTCTCTTCAAGAGCCAAGAACAGGCAGATGCCTGGAGACATCTGGTAGTCGGTTCCCCTTTTGTTCTGGACCTACGCAACCGTGGAGTTCCGGATGCTTCTTATAAGGGGACAAGGTGAGACACAACTGAGATAAGAGATATTTGGTATAGAGCAGGTCAACCCATGGGTTTGTATTCCTCATGGACAACCTTCACTCTACTGCACCATCTCATACTCATGTTTTGTTGCGATAGATTAGGACTCAAATGATGAGAGTCGTATTGTCTACTCGGTGATGATGCCCTGATCTTTGGGCAGGCCCTTTGGGACGAGTATACAAAGGTGATGAGGAGTCTTGACGTTGACCCTCAGCCGTCGAAGACCTTTAATTCGATTCGGTTCTTGGAGTTTGCAAAACGGTTCCACTGGAAAAGAAGGGATATCACACCCTTCCCTCTAGGGGCCTTTTATGACGCTTTCCACTCACCATCTCTGATATCCAATGCCCTTGATAATGCGATTGCAAAATCATGGTTAGTGCACAGAGGTGATAAGGGAGGTTCGCTAAGTAAGAACACGTATGACTGATTATCAGCGTGTTTCCGAAAGGTTGGGAAGTGAGATCCATCCTTCAGTCGCTGATTGGCCTTTGATTCGCTCAGAACCCTGAGAGCAACATCACTTGTTCGATGAAGCAGAGGAAAGCAGTCCTCCCATCTAAGACCGGATTGTCCTATTGGGTGAAACTTGAAAGAGTTATCACCTCGACAGGGTATTACTGATCATAGAAAGGAGGGTGCTAGAGACTGATTCATTTCTTTTGCTTGTCAGAGAATACTATTCGATCGTAAAATTACGAGGGATAGTACCATGTTAAGTACCGTACTTGCAACTCATGATTTCCTCGCGAGAGACATAGCTGTCGAAATACAGGAGATACCTGTTGATCGTAGAAAGATCATACTTGGGGTACAGAAATTCATGGCGATAATCACCGTGCTCTGCAAGAAAGAAGAGTCTCCTCACCCCGTTTTGGAGATGTTCAAAGACTGGTGCGGTTCTAAGTGGCAACTCTTCCACTTCAAAGAAAACTTGGTAGAGTTATTCCTTGACAAAGGAATTGACCCCACAAAGCTAGAAACGGATTCAGTGGACAGCACTCTAAGAGTTGATCTTAGCGGTGACCCCCCGAGTCTGGAGGATTTTGAAGATCCTGATATAGTGGACCGTTACCTGATGTTTGCATCACAATCTTTCCCCGATGTACTTAATGGTGCAAAGGAGAAGAAGACAGTGACACGATCAAGGAAGTACTACTCTGACTTTGGACAGTTTCTTTCCATTGTCATGGGTTGTAATTACGGAGTGTTACCTTTGCAACCTGATTGTAATATTATAGCAGGCTTGCTCTGGTCACAGGGACAATCACAGTTCCGGCGCACTTGCGCTTCAGTACCTCTCTTATTGAGAAGGCCTCCACGTAGACGCACCAGCGGAACCGGGAAATCCGCATAACAAGC